CTACCCGCCTAGTTTGATCCAACTTCAAATCTGATCTAGTTGCTGCCTCTACTACACGAATACGTTCTTTCTCCAATGGAGGTTTAATATGTTCGCTGTTAGGATATACATTAGGGTGTCCATACTTAACTGCTTGTATCTGCTGATACATTTCAAAAGGCATTCCGTTGGTAGGTAAAGTTTTCATAAGAGCTCCTATTTGCTCTTATTTATCACCAATTCCACCATGCTCAAAGCGTGTCCAAGAGTCCGGATATCTACTTCTGTCACGTCTTTCCAATCGTTGTCGAGAATCCTTCTCGCTAGTTCTGCTACTGTCACTTTTAACCCATCCTGTTAAATTTTCACCTGTCACATCATCACATGGATCTTGTGCTGAGTCAACCATCTTTACCTCTTAGTGCTTGTAATGCCCATTTGACACGAGTTGGATATTCACCAAGATATGTTCCAGCTTCCAACATCTCTATATTTAGATTATCTTTGTGGAAATGTTCAATAACATCCCAGAATTCAATCATCTTCTTTGCCAATCTATCAAAGATACTATCCGATAAAATTGGTCTATCTTCAACATAATAAGCATAGGCTGCCATAAGATACCACGGAACAGTCAGATTAAGATTGTCATCAATATGGTCTAAGCACTGCTTATCGAACAATTCGTTTTTCTTTTTACGCGCGGGCATTAAAAAATCCCTCCGTTAGTTCCTTCTCAAGTGTGTGGGCTTCAATTTCCTGCCAGCGATCTTCGTAGGCGCTTTCAGTATCCATTACCTTACCTTCAAGGTATTGCTTCACGTGCACGAGTTCGTGCAGTACAGTTGTAATTAGATCTGAAAAGAAAATAGATTTGTTCAGACGAATAGTAAATTCATTATCGTCTTCATACATACAATCGCCACACACTCCTTGTTTTCTGATTGCTTGAATATTTATATAAACATCATCTTCGTGTGGGAATAGTTTTGACACTCCGTAAGCAATTGCTTCACAGATCAAATTCTCTTTCTTTTTTGAAAACTTTGATTCAAATTCTACTATCATGCTATCCTCCATCTACACTATCCTTATCCAGGAATGTTAGACAGAAGTCAACAGCTAATGTACAAAAACTTCTACATTATTTCCAACAGGAACTTTCAAACCATCATGATTGTGATGCAGGACCCATTTTGTATCTTTGAACTCGTTAAAGATACCTTTCCAGATTGGTCTCCAACGATCATTCAATCTAACATTATTAGTTGCCCCACGATCCGATTGTAAAACAAAATCTGTATAGCTACGAAGATTCATATCGAATAATGAATCGAATCCATACATATGAATTTCATTAGCTTTAATTTTATTTGCTGTGTAGTGTGCAGCCATGTGGCCACAATTGAAATTGGTATATCCGTTACCTTGTGTCTCTCCAGGAAACATAGAATAATCCGGTAGTGTTGTATAAAACTCTTTTATCTTATGACCAAATTTCATCTTAAAGTTACCGCGATTCTGATCATACCAAACCTTAGGTCTGAAACCAAGTACCCAATCATAAGGAATTGTAACGCTACCTTCTGTTAATGCAGCTGACATTTTGAAATCAACTATACAGCTTGCATAGCAGTTTTCAATATGCATCGGAGGTTGATTACACGCAATCTTGATTCCCTTTGTGTGTTTGTATAATTGAGCTTGATCTCCGTTCCCTATAATATGAGCAACTCGTGTCATCGTTTCCAGTAATCCTTGATCCATTGTTGTGGGTGGTATGTAGCCATTGGTGTTGTAATAGTTTCACTTATTGCCTGTTCAATACTTGGTCGGCCATGAAAGCAAACAATTGACACTTCCTCTTTGGGAGGTCCTGGATACACATCATACTTATATGATTTTAGTTTGTTGGGATACTTGTGTTGTAATAACGTACGATGGTATGGATTCATAATTGAGCTTAGATACTCACCATCACCACGATATGAATCAACTACTCGATCATAGCTGAGAACAAATGTGTCCCAAATATGTGAGTTGGGTTCAAAATCCCAAGACATAACACCAGTTTGCAACACGTTCTTGAGATGCGGTTGATGAGCATTAACTGCACCAACATCTTCAATACCCATAAACCACGAACGATCTTCTAGCAACCAGTCAATGTTACTTGTGATGATTGTATCAAGATCGAAGTAAACCATTCGATCGCTAGACTTGTTTCCAGGGTCAAACATTTGTAGTTTATTCCACCAACCTTCGTATCCAGGTCGTAGAACCTTTACGTCTACACCTGGAATAGCTCGATCAGAATAACATACAAAGTTGTGGGGAACAGTTGTGTTTCGTTCTACCGCTGCCTTTAAGTTATAAACATAATCTAATGAAAACTTTGTGCCCCAATAGACACAAGCTACTGTCACAGTCATACTATACTTCCTCTATCACATAGTCCTTGTTATACATATGTTTAGCAAGACATCCCTGTGTTTTTTGAATTGTAGAAAAACTCTCTCTTACTTCTACAGGCCATGGATAATATTCTTCCAAAAATGGGAACGTCCCAATGTTCAAAAATATATCAGTTGGCTGAGCTTCTAGTCTAGCACGTTCGACCAACACCTTTGCAGCATTAGGTTTTAACCTATATGCATGTGCACCTGGAAAATACCTTTTTGATACTAATCTATTTGTTCCCAGGTTAGGTGGTGTATTGAACTTACCATAAGATGGCTTACCAAGTGATATGCAACCATTATAGCTGAATTCAGGGATTGGGGCAACAATTACAGCATCATGTTCAAAAATTGTTACTTCTTCATTCCGATCGGCACAATACTGCCAGATAGAAAAGTGAGAGCAGAAAGCTGCACGTGCATTATCTTCTCGAGAGTAAGGATTGTTGTTAAATAGTCTATCATCAACTTTTTCTTCTTTAATATACTGATGACAGTCCTTAGGAGTAAATGCATCATAATATTCAATCTGCATGCCGTATTTTTCACCCGATGCTACACATCGTTCTGCAGCTTGTTCTGATTTTTCATTGCCTTGAATAGTAATAACAAAATTTCTCATAATTAACCTTGTGTTGTTGATGGTGTTCCTTGAACTTGAGTTAGGTATGGAAACACTTGATAGCAACGAGCAAGTTGGCGGCACAACATAGCATCATTAGGCCAAATTCCATATTGCTTTATGTTTTCAAATGCAGCTTGGATTGCATTCAAACCAATGTAATATGCTGATCCTCCTGCTATGCCTTGAGGTACCTTTCTATCATCATCTACCCAAGGAGCTTGTACAATACGACGTTGCGTACCATCCTCATCGGTATAAGTTCTTATATTTGTAGACGCTTCATCAAGCACATGTTGATGGTAAATAGATGATCTTCTAGTAGCATTCATTGGACTGTTTAATCCTATAACCCCATCTTGACGTCTGAGGCTAGTTGCGGTTTGATTTGTTAGTTTTTTAACAAATAAAGCATCGTGCTCAAGAACAACACCACCCTCTCCAACATCGCTGCGGAAAAGATCTAAAATTGCCCATGCTCTCATGTGAGAAACTGCACAAGCTATAACTTTATTTTGATCTTGTGCGGCATATCCAGTAAGCCGTAATCCAGAAGCAAAATCAACTGTTGTTTCACCTTTTTTGGGATATGACCAGAATGAACGATCCATACCAAATTGATCAAGATCATAATCAAGTGTTTCAGGAGTAGTAGCCTGCATTATAATATATGCTAGTGCACTTTCTGTATTCTGAATAGACTTTATCAGCTTTCTTACTGCAACAAGCGATACTTGGTTATTAATATCAGTAATAATAACGGCTCCAAGACGACCATGATCTGCAAAAGGGTCTTCAGGTGTAAAAGTATCTTCTGTCATTTTAAGCTCTTCTCTTTAAGACTGTGTATCCTACATTGTCAGTATTTCGCTCAACAACCTCCCACGGATAGTCCAAACAAAACACCTGGAGGCAATCATATAGTCGACTATCATTTTTTCCGTGTAGCATGCTTGTATCATGAGCAATAATATATTTATTTATAATAGGAGAATGAAGTCTCAACTCTTTTATCATATGATCAGGATGATGAAGAGAATCTATCATTAACATATCAGATCGTTTAGTTGATTTGATACTTGTTGAATCTTCTTCTAATACATAGTTGCGAATATTATTCTCTTTGCAGTATTGTTCAAATATTGGTTGTAAGAACTTTTTATACCTAGACATATCTTTGTCTACAAGCTGTATTTGCTCTGGTTTACACAAAGCTGCGGCGGCTGCAGTTCCTCCTTGGTGAGTTCCCAACTCAATATACGAATCACATTCCTTCATATATTTACGGATTGCATCATGCATAGCACAATAGTGTTCACCATGTGCTTCTTCTTGCTGACGAACAATCTCACTGTAGAATTCTTCCATTGTGGTCACGTGACCAAGTTCTGAGTTAATCATCTAATTCAACCTTGCTAAATATGTAATCCTGCTGAACTACAGTTCTATTTTTTTGTTCCTACATCAAGATCTTTAACTTTTTTATTATGCACAAATCCGTGTTGTTCAAAAAAAGAAAAATACTGATCTCTTGTAGGTGCACCTTGATTATATACAATGCCTTCTACTGGTGTTTCACAATGAATAGCTATACACTTGCTAAGATTAGTCTCAGATAAAATATCTAGTTCAGATCCTTGTACATCTATTTTTAGGAACTCTGGCAACAGCAATTTATTAGTGTTTATAAAATTGTTAAGAGTATCTGTTGTAACAGTTTTTGTTTTACTCTCACTATGCTTACCATTGTATGTTTCCATGTACAAACTGTCACCAGTAGTTCCTAAGCTGTAAAACTTTCTTTCCTCTATTGTGTTTGATAAAGCAGTATTGAACCATTCTATTGTTTCCACATTTTTGCTCCACTTAGGTCTTAGATGAATTGTATTAGCTTCAAATGCATATATAATTGCTTGTGGTTTAATATTATAGACCTTTCTAGAAAAATCACCTTTGTATGCACCAATATCATACACCACATTAACATTATGATCTACTATAATTTTTTCAAGTTCATTAATAAGAATCAAAATATACCTCGAGCTTTCAACATATAGTAGTTTTCGATCTTTGGTTTCTTTTCAGGTAATCCAAGTTTCACTCTTGGCCTAACATGGATCATAGCAGCTTTCTCTGGCTCTGGTCTATAGCTACAGTAACACCATCTTTGCGGTAAAGGTTCATCCTCAAGTGGTAGTTCCGCAAGCATTGCTAGTCTATGAGTATAGAACTCATCGTGAAATCTACCAGGAGCCCATTTTAGATCTTTATCACTAATATGCTTACGTAACCGTTCACGAATCTCTAGTGACATTTTATATATTGCACCACCCCAATATGCATAACGTCTATCAGATAACTGCGGTAGTTTATTCAAATATTTTTCAAATATTTCTGTTTGATATTCTGTATGCATTCCAACACCTGGAAGTTCAAATACATTTTCCGTCAGATTACGAACACAAATCATGTCTGTATCAACCATTAAAGTATTATCATAATCGTCAAATTCTTCATTAAACATTGCTAGCTTTTGAAGTTGATCGCTATATCTTTTATCAAATGGATGTCCTGTCAACAGCTTGTAATCTGCGCCAACATACTCAGCATAATCTTTCATGCTTTGTACTGAGATCTTTTCTAGTTCTCTGAGAGGACCATTCCAGTGTTGTAAAATAATATTCTTCATGGAAGCTTCCATTCTGACTGTGGTTTGTTAACAATTGTGTGATGCCATGCAGCATCGTGATGATCTGCACCTCTCAGCTGAACGTGAGTTAGTTTTGCGTTCCAGTGATCACGGCCATCGAATACTGGTCTTGGGACTTCAGCAGCATTGCCAGCATAATGTATATATGCATTCCAACCTGGATCCATTTCGGTGACATCCATATTAGCAATTGTTAACATTGCATGTAAGTAGTTTTGGTCTAGTTGGTAAAATTTACTTAGTGAGCTTGTTCTAATTAAGTTAATATATTCTTGGAACGGTCTAAAGTTTTGTCGGGCTTTCTCTCTACCTTTTTTCGTATAAACAACAACTCCAGAATTGTATACTTTCATATCTCCGTTATCGTTTATTGGCATGCTCTTTTTATATTTATTCTGCAGCCAACTGTTCCATAGCTTGTCTGTTTTATTATTGTTTATACCTTCACCACGGCCTCTGGTAACCTCTTTATGAAGCTCACGGCAGATACCAATGTCTGCTAATTCTTGATCAAAGATATCTTCCTCTAGATCATCTACAGCAAATATATCTGTATCAGCAAATAGAATGTTATCATATTGTTCAAAGACATCGGTATTGTAGATTGGTTCAAAAGCACTGTAATATTGAGGATAAGAACATCTATTGGTTGCCCACGTTGGATTTGTTTGAAAGATATACTCAGCACCAATACGCTCTGCGTAATTCTTGATATTCTCTACACCAGCATTTACACCTATTGGTCTTGTATTACCTAACCAATACTGATAAATTAAATTTTTCATCACACTCTTTCATAAAACTTATCATGACCAATCGCAGCAAATTCACTATAACCCAACGATTTCATAAGATCAAAGAATCTTTGATTGTAGCCAGGATCATTAGCTAATTCAATATGCATCACTGGATCATTATTTTCTAATAGCTTTTTCATACCATTGAGTACAGGAATGTTATACCCTTCAACATCAATCTTAATGAAGTCTACGTCTTTAAAACTATAGTGATCGATTGGCTTACAGGGATAAGGAGTTGATTCGACTACTAGATTCTTACGGTAGAGATAATCAACAACTCCTTCATGAACAACTGTGCATCCACCTGAGTTGTTGGTATTAATAAACATATCTACAGTACCTTCATGATCTGATACTGCATGTTCATATAAAGTTATATTATCAATGTTAGAGGTATTCTGTCTAAAGTACTTTGCGTGAATAGGTTCAAACGCATATACTTGCTCGAAGAACTTTGCAAATCTAATAGAAGTTATACCAATGTGGCCACCCAGATCAAGACATGTTCTAAAGTTCTTTATCTTGTTCTTTGCGGTTTCAAATTGTTCTTTATCCCAGTTTAATCCATCACGAAACTTCCAGGACAGATCCCCCTCAGGGTACACTAATTGCATTGAATAATTCCTCTACGTTTTCACCCTTCTGAGGCAGTAAGTCTTTCAAGAAGAAATGGATAAAATTACATTCTTCTATACGTGTGTTAGCAGTATACAGTCCATTCCACTTCCAGTCAAGATGCTTTATGTTCATCTTCTCTTCGCGGATCCATGTGTTAAGAAGTGTTTGATCTGTTGACCATTTCCATGCACCTAATCCATCAATGAATGGTTTGAATTGTGGACGGGAAAGAAACTGCTTTGGAGTTTCACCATTAAGATATTTCTCAATAGATTTATTGAGAATCATAACACCCATGTTCATGAATTCAGCTCCTAGCTGATTCCACTTCCAATCTACACTTTTAATGTTGGAATATTGCATACGTGAGTAGTTAGCAATCTTTGCTTTGTACTTCTCAGTAATAGGCATTTGTCTTTCTACAACAGCACCAAAATGGTAATCAGAACTAACATCAGAGAATATAGAATCAGTGACGCTAAGACGTATATAAACATCAGCATCAATAACAGCCACTTGATCATATGTTTTTAGATAGGTAAATGCGTTTTCTTTTTCATAGATTGGAAGAAAACCACCATACTTTGCATAGGATTCTGTACTTCTGTTTGTCTGAAAGATATCAGGTTTAATCATTAGTATTGGATTGCGTTGGACATGATAATCGGCACCAATCCGTTCAGCGTATTGTTTTACCGACTCAGTACACGCATCATATAGCTTAGAGCGTTTGCCCGTGTAAACCTGGTATATCAAAGTTTTCATAATCTAGTCCTACAAACTTTCTGTTAGGGTTTCTATGATCAATTGTATTTAGACCATCATAATTTACTTGTTCAATATAACAATAATCATTCATTTTGACTTGTTTATCTAAACTTAGGGTTGAAGCAAGATGGCCGTCACTGTTCTGGCGAATTGGTTTTGATACTGCAGTTGCAATCAATCTACTCGCAGCATTTGGTGTTAAATAATAACCTGAGCCAGGTGCTATATGAATTCCTTTTTTTCCAAAATCTCGGTTCAAATATGATAAAAATTTGTAACCCTCTTTTGACATATCTGGAAGAGGTTTGACTAGCAGCGAATCATGCTCAATAATAACAAGTGGACCGTTGTTATAACACTCACACCACAACTCGAAGTGGCTATACCAAACAGCCTTTTCTGTAGACGTGAAATCTCTTTCAGACTTTTGGCCAAACTCCAATTTAGTTTTATACACTAAATCCTTTGGAGTTACTGCTTCAAATACATCTACTTTGTATCCATTCTTTTTCCAAGATGGTAATACATTTCTTTGATACATGACAGACACAGGATGATCTGTCATTGCAATCATTTTTATTTTATAGGATTGGGTCACCATGTTTATAATATTCAATAATATCCTTAGGTATCATATTATGTAAATCGTTACTACCATTTCTTGAATTTACTTTAAGTTGATTTCTTCTAATAAAATTATCAGCACTAATATCATTCATGAGCAAAATACCTTTATGAAAATAAAGACTGTTAAATTGTAAGGATTTCAAAGGTATATCGCGTCTGAATTCACTATCATCAAAACAAACAATAAAATGTTCTTTGAGTATTCTTGCTTTACGCAGCACGTTCATGAACGTGTACCATTGCTGTACACCATCAACTCCAACTACTTCTTTTTTTACTGGTAAATTAAAACTAAACTCTTCATCGGAATTGTTTATTTTATCCACGCTAACGTAGTATTGTATAGAAGGCTCGTATCCAAAAGTTCTAAGTTGATTAACTATAGTTTCTTTTGATTTCATTTGTATTAGATCGTTTGGATTGCAAATAACAAACACTTTTGTGTTTTTAGAAAGGTATAACGGATCTTCTATAAAATCTATCATCTGTAGTCTTCCAGGCTAAATTTGGTTCCATACATCTTGTAGTTTTCTCGATCATGATTAGTATATACTAGAACTTCTGGATCATCAATTAAGAAGTCACAGCCTTCACAATAGCTAGGCCAGTTACCAGTCTCATGGTCTTTTCTCAGTTGATTGTATTTATCTCCATACCAGATCTCTTCTAGTGAATTTAACGAACCGTGTCCTAGTACAGCTTCAGCATCTCTACCTAACACTTGACAGCAAGGGTGTATAGCGCCAGTGGCACCGCCAATACCACCAGCTCTAATAACAAGATCAGGGGAAAATGGTCTACCACAAGTTTTTCTACTACCTTCTCTATCATATTCTGGTTCATAAACTCCACTCCAGTTGTGCATCTTCCATATTTCTGTTTTTACATTGGCAGATGTGACAATCTTTTTATATTGTTCTACTTCATACTCAATGTCATTATTATTTAGAATCAAATGATACGTTGCAACAACACATTTAGATTTTGACTTGACTACGTACCGCTTCATCTCGTGTAGATTAGAAATTGTCCGATAGAAGTTTTTAGAATTCATCCATTCCTTGTATGTGTCGTAATCATAACCAACAATAGAAAATCTAAAGAAGCCTAATCCAGCATCAACACATTCTTCCATATAGTTACCATTCATACGATAGCCATTTGAAAAGATAACGGACTGTGCACCTGCATCAGTAACTACTTTGATATACTCTGGGAGATTCTTTACGATAGTTGCTTCGCCTGATCCATCTAGGTTAACAACATTGAGGCCTTTGTCTACTAGCTGATTCACATAGCCTTTGAACTCATCCAAAGGCATCATACCGGTCCAGTCTTTACCTCTGGCACCTGTTCTACCTTCAGCAAATGTCTGTGGACACATTTGACAAGTGTAGTTGCATCCACCATTTACTTCTATCACTGCGCGATCAATTTCCATCTTACCATCCATTCACAAATCTAAAAAACAGTTGTTTAAAATTATACGCTTTTTCTGTTGCTTGTTCTACCATATAATCAAACTTCTTTAAGTGTATATCTATATAGAATCCATCACTAGTCACAACGGCTGCAGGTGTATGCCACGTTGAAATGCTGGAAGTGCTAATGACGATATGAGGCTTAAAAAAATTCTTTGCAACATAATGCCACATACCCTCATATGATAAACAACATTCACATGTACGTATGTGATACATAGCTTCTGTTACAGGAGTTCTATAATCTATTTCAACAACATTCCAACCAAAGTCTAATAATCTTGCAATCAATCTCTCCCACTCCCAATCAAGAAGAATATGTTTATCGTTACCTATTTGTTGTGTAAGATTTGTTGTTGGTCTCCATAGTACTATTTTTCTACTAATTGGCGTAGTATCAATAGTGGGGTCCATTGACCAGTATCGATATAATTCTGAGTTGGGTCTTCTCGTTATTCCCTGATAGAATTTTTTATATAACGAATAATCTTGACTGTTAGTCACTACCTTTACGTTTACGATATCAGACCACATATATCTTTTACGAACATACTCATATCGCTGATACACACTTTCAGGATCTTCAAAGTGATGATAATAATCTTTATCATGAAAGAAATGCAACTCAAACGTTGTTGGTTTCTGGTTAGCAAAAGCTCTCATATGAGCAATGTTTAAACCATACATCGTATCACCAATACCTACTGTTGTTTTCCAACGTATGGTATCTACACCGTGGTTATCTCTCCAATCCCCTATCCAATAATTCCATAGGTCCTTCATAATAATTAATTATCTCTTTTGCTAATTCCATAGCTTCATTGAAATTTTTACGGAATCGGTTATTCTTATATCCATTATTTATGAAGTACAAAAGGCTGTCAATATCACTATTGTAATTAGGTAGATCATATGTTTTACGATAAGAAACCATTTGTTCAAATTGATATCTTTTATTAAGAGCTTCATATAGAGTCATAGTTACCTTCCATCTTAAAAAGGCTCATTATACCTGGTGATCTAGCGTAATATTTTTGCTCAGAGCTATATTTTTCATTAGTATAAAAATAATATTTTGGATCGTATTTCACATCCCAAAGTTTAAACTTTATCTTAGTTGCGTGTCGAACAGGATCTAATTCAAGGTTATCTACAAGAATATATCTTGGTTTTATTTTATAACATGATATCAAATCTTTTCTAGGAGCATCACCCATGTGGTGGCCATCTACAAAAATTAAATCAACATCGGAATGTCTATGCTCGTTTCCCCAAATAGGTTCTTTGTAAAAATTGAATTTGGGATAGTATTTCTTTATCTGTCGTGCATTTTGCTCTGAGACGTCTCCTGGATCGTAGCTAACAATTGATTGTAGATTTTTAAATACGTTCATCATTAGCAATGTTCCGTGTCCTGCCCACATACCAATCTCAATGACCTTTTTTGGATTAACAATATTTTGAATATCAATCCATGCGTTTACCATATCCGAATTATTTAAATCTGTTCCACCCCATTGATCTTTTGGATAACGTAGGTAATGATCATCAATGTTTAAAAGATTCTTCGCCATAATTCTTTATCATTTCTCTGTCAACTACAAATTCTAAATTAGTCGCTATAATAGTTTTTCTGGTATTGCTTTTTATAATAGGTGACCTGTGTACTAAAAATGTCGGGAAGAATATAATTTGCCCTTCTTTCAATGGGATATCATGGTTTAAAAACTCTGTTGCTTCACTCATCTCGGGTAGTTCTAAATAGTATACAACAGCAAAGTGTTTATCATGTTGATGCCATCCAAACGCAGTGTTTTGTGTATATTGTTGAAACCATGGCATGGCCTTATTATATTCTTTTGCACGTATCATCAGGCCATACATTTCTGCAACATCCACTGCATATGGATAAATTGTCTGCATGAATAATTTTTCATAAGTGCGAGGTTTTTTAATATTGTAATCGTACAGATACCCCTCTTCATTAGGGGATATCTGATTAATATCTACCATCTTATCAATTTGATTTAAAAGTATAGGCTTTACTGTTTCGTGATCTTCAACATCAAAGATATGAATATTATTAGACCAATTACCCTTGGAGTTGCTGATTGTCGAGTTCGTCATAATCATACTCATCATCATACATTACTTCATTCAACATACGTTTAGAACTTGCATCTTGAACTTCGCGGATACGAAAATCTCTATCTTGAGACTTCGTCTTGTTATTACCACGTTTCTTATTGCGGGGATCGAATCTAGAATATTTTGCCATGTACCTTTCCTAATAACCTAGCATTTCCTTTGTCATAATATAATCTCGGACGAAGTCCGACCTTACAATGTCTTCCCATCCAAAGTTAATTATACAGAAATTTTTCAATTGTTCAACAATTTGTAAGAACTTTATAATTCCATCCTTATCATCATCATACTTAAAATCACTCTGTTTGTAATCGCCACAGAAGATAATCTTACTATGTCGGCCTACTCTTGTTATAACAGAGTCAAGCTCATGGAAGTTTAAATTTTGCATTTCATCCACAACTATGATTGTATTGTCAAATGTAGTTCCTCGTATAAATGATGTTGATTCAAAATGAATTTGATTAGCAGTAATCATTTTATTATATGAGCTCTTATCACCAAATAGTTCATTACAAATTGACTTATAAGGAGTAGTAAATGCTTCTTCTTTTTCTGCTTTTGTTCCAGGAAGAAAGCCCATATCTCTAGTTGGAACCATTGATCGAACAATAACCAATTCATCATATTCAGTCTCTTTATCTAACACATCTTCTAATGCAAGATAGAGAGCCATAAATGTTTTACCGGTTCCAGCAGTACCTGTTAGTACTAAGTTATCTCCTTCGTCCCATGCTTTGTAAGCTATTTCTTGATTTTTGGTTAATGGATCAAATTGAAGAAGATCATCCAATCTAACCGACATTGAATTGTTCACAGACTTTTGTCGTTTCATTATGTTTGAATCTTACTATGCCTTCCAGCGTTTTTATGAGTCTTTTGCAAAAAGTTATTCCATTCAGAACCAGCTTGCCTCCGAGCTACATCTCCGTGTCCTGAAATAAATTTTGCTGTAGATAGTTTTTGCTTCCACTTGCCTTCTGCAAGGAGCTGATCTCGTTCTGTAAATGATAGAACCATTTCTTGTTCTTCACCTGTCTCTGTATCAATCATTGTATATGATGGCATTTTAATGTGGGGGCCGGAGCCCCCTTTCCTTTCTCTCTATGAAGCTAGTTCCAACGTTGATTTTAGAAACTCACGTTTTCGTTTTAATTTAGATAGCAGGTCGCTTTTATTGGTTTTCATTTTAACCCTTTCTATGTAATTATTCAACTCTAACAAATCGTTCTTTAATCTATCAACTTGGATTTTACTCATACAATCTCCTATTAAAAGTTACTTGAGAATTAAGTCTGGAAATGCCTCCTGTGTTAGTTTCTTTGTAATACCCTTGATTGGCATTTTCTTATTGATCATGCCAACAAGAAGTTCTGCATCTCGAGGATGTACTGTCTCGAGAATATCTAAAAATAATTTCTCTCTCTTCACAGCATACATCTGCTCGCCTTGGCCACCTTTGACGAACATTGCAAGTTTCTTATTATGCTGAGACCATTCTGAAGGATGTGAGTTATCTGGAGCTGGTTCATATGGAACAGGTCCTGCTGGAAGTAACCATTGAACTGCATCATCAAAAGTACCGCGTAAGATATCTTTTAATGCCCAATTGTTATTATACTGCTGGAGAAGGTTAACTTTGTCAGCGCGTGTCTTTGCAGCTGCAACTTTATCTAAAATTTCGTGAGCTCTGTATGTAGTTTTATTCACCATATCAAATGAAGTCCTTTACGTCTTCTAATAATCTACGACATCTTTTTTCTATCAAGTAAGGAAACACTTTTTTCTTATTGTCCCATTTATCTTGTTGTTCATAATTATATATAATTTCTTCTTTGACGGATTCAGGAGTTTCCGACAAATCAATCAATTTTTTATTGCGTTGATAGTTACGATATATCTCATCACCATGCGATTTGGGATCGTTTATTAGTTGGTCAAGTACCTTCTTTCTCAGAGGTGTTTGACGAATACCTTCCACAAAGCAGGTATCACCAGATAGCACATTAGGAATTCCATCAGCCTGATCTCCTTTCAAGATCAGCTCCATTAGTTGACGACGAGGAGTCTCCTCAGCAATAAAGCGTTTCTTCATAGGAGAGTACTGATAGATATTACTATACTTCTGAAGCTGCACAAAGTCTTTATCTGAAGATACAATCAGTACTTCTTCACCCTTGCCAAATTCTTGAGTATCCTCACACAATACAGCAATGATATCATCAGCTTCACACTTATCATGTCGAACAACCTTGTAAGGAAAGTTTTCGTCAAGCTCATCTAATACCATATTAGTGATTCTGAATAACTCATTCCAGTCCATCGTAGATACCTTACGAGCATCCTTACGCTTGAACTTGTAATGAGGGTAAGCATCATATCGCCAATTCTTCATACCATCAGTACATATAACCAACTCACCAAACTTCTGATGATGTTTAGAACGATATAAACGAAGGCTATTGAGAATCATATGACGAATTAGATTTTCGTCTAGTTCTAGTTTCTGTGTCACAACATTGCTAATTGCAATTGCATTGTAGTCAATTAAAATCATAAATCAAGTCTTTCATTTGCTTTGATTTCATTTGTTACTGAACACCTCCACTGACATGGAGGTAATCCAATACCGTTTTTCAAATTATTGTAAAATGCTGTCCAGTCATCACTATTGATTATCTCTTCAACAGTAGTATCATCTGATAAAGATTTAGCCATATAACTATATTCACTAGTTAATAACTCAGGTGTATCAAACCAACAACAAGGAATAATGTATCCTGTAGCTGTGTATGCTATGCCTTGATTAGGATAGTCTTTACTATACGTATACTTAAAACATTCAGGATCAATCATATTCTACTATCTCTTGGTTGTTCAATGTAGAGGTCTAAGCTATGTTTAGTGGCTAGCTGTTTTATCTGATCTATTTGCTCTATCACATAATCAAATGCTAACACTTGCCATTCAACTTGTAATCCCATTTTTTTAGCTAAAAGCATTACATCAAATAATTTTTGGCCATCTTGATTAACTCTATACCTATTACTATCCTTTGGCATGCCATCTATTCCAAATCTCCAACACGCTTTTGTATTAGCTTCAAACGCCTCTTTATACCAAGCAATTGATCTATGAGACGCAGCTGTATTAATTCTAACAGTATCTTTAGTTGCACTCATTTGCAAAAACTTTATAAATTGTGGGTGGTAAATAGGATCTGAATACTGCCCACAAAAAAGTATACCATCAAAATAATCCAATATTTTTTGAAATTGGTCAACTGTCATATCAAAACCAGGAGGCCTCTTTTTGTAGTACCATGTTCGTGTACACTGAGGGCATTGAAGAGTACATCTTGTAGTAATATCTAGATTAATCCAATTGGGAGTCTTCATAAATCACCTCATTGCAGCCCCCAACCAAGGGGTACTAAGATTATACATGTGAAGTGTTATTTTGTCAACAGATGTTTTGAATGAATTTTGCAGCCGATAAACTCATTGTAGAAGTCATTTCTGAGAAGTACATCATACTCAAACTGTAGCTTAGCTTCGTAGTATGAGCACTCTCCTTTAGTCTTACATAACTTGAGAATCTCTCGTTTAAACGATTCTACGCCGCGTTCTTCTACTAAACTTTTAACCTCTGCAGAGGAGCCATAGTATGACCGCCAATCGCTTTCTACGCGTGTTTTTACGCGTCTCTTGCGTGTCTTTGTCTTGGGAAGTATCTTAGGTTTCCAGAAGAATTTCTTACCGATATACTTCTTGTCGTTGGTAAGATCTGTTATCATATAAACAAAGCCCTGATATTCTTCAGGAGTTTCATCATACACTTGTTCACTATATGTCCACATAAAAAACCCCGCTATTGCGGGGCTTATTTAGTCTTCCATTAAATCATATTCTAAAGGAGATCCACACATCGGACAATATTGAGGTGCTTCTTCATTATCAAACACCAACACCTGAGTCTCAACTTCACAAGCCGGACATTCTGCCCAATATTCTTCTTCCATGCAGTTCTCCTATCTGAAAGTATATAGTCATTTTTTCTTTTTAACCGGTTTTAATGTTATTACTGATTTGTCCATATTTGGTAACCTAACTTGCCTACAATCTTCGTCCTCTAAGCCGTATACTATTCCATTACATCCAACACATCCCACTGGAAATGCGCTACTAGGTAACTCCATTACAAGTTCTCTGTTGTGACATATGCAGTTCATTTTGGCTAATTGTACCAAGCATTCATGAATAATGCAAAGGGCGACCAACAGCCGCCCTCTCTACGCAGTATTTGTATCCACTTAAAAAGTGATTTCACAAGCCCCACCTTGACACGCAATTGCACCCATCGTATCTATATCGGTAAACTCTTTCTGCGATAACTGAGTTTTAAAATCTACTGCTGAAATGTTCTGTTGGATCTTTTCCCACTTATGTAGTAAAAACACATCTTTGAGGCAATACTCTGTTTCTTTAAGATCACCATCAAAATAGTTATTAGCAAATTTATTGAAACGACGAATCCACTCTGCGCGCAGATCAGATACTTCTCCACGATGCTCTTCTGGTAGCTGCGCAACCATTGTTGCTTCCCACAGATCACGGAATCCTTGCTTACGTGTGTCAACAATAAGACCAGACGCAAACAATGCTGCTTTACCATACTTGGTAACAATCTGGTCTTCTGTTAACACTTCTGTCATTGGCGCTTGCGCAAAGTCTTTATCACCCGAGCCCGCCAAGAACGATATACCTGCAAAAGAATGGCGATTGTCATAAACGTAATCCTCCACTTCTGACCACATATGTGGCATTACTGTTACCGTGTTTGATACATTGTGTCTGACTCTTGAGTCTGCACATAGTTCTGGATTGGTTCCTGCTTCGACCCAGTTCTGCTGAACGAGTTTGACTTTTTCAAGTAGGTTGGTTCCATATAGTTCTTCTCTGTATAACGATCCATCAGGTGAAATAATAGGAAAGCCAATACAGTAATCAGTATTGTTTGCAGACCATACAGACTCCTCGACCATATACGGGTTAGACTCTGCGATAAGCTGGGCAACTTCCGTGTCCTTGTTTAGCTGTATATGACGGAGATAACGAGCAGAATGCTCAGCATGTATACCGCTCGCCGTTTGGAGTAAAACGGAAGCATTTCCACTAGGCTTAACACACGTTGTTCTTGCTGCCGCATTGATTCCAATAAGCTCTGCCACATCTTTGTTAACTTGTTTAACAATTTCGGCTCCTTCCTTTTGTACTTGTTCATCAAACAAAACATCTGGGTTGTTCATCCAACCCGTTACAGAAACACCTAGAAGAGCTTCACGATCAAAGATTGCTTTTGTTGTTTGATCTAGGTATTTGAATTCTGTGTACCCTGCCTGCAGAGTTCCCATGATAGATGCCGCACGACATGCTTTGAAGAACTCTTCTTTGGTTGTACACTTACCACCATTGATCTCAGTAAGGTTACATCCCTGCCAACCTGACTGACCATCAATCTGTGGATACATTCCTATTTCAACACAGGGGTTAGTGGTGAAATCTCTATCTTCGACGAAGTAGAATCCAGGCTCTCCAAACTCTTTGATGGATCCCATAATTGATTTGAATTGATCCCTAGTAATCTCGGAACGAACAATGACAGCACTGTTATTACTACGGCCGCGCTGAGGATTATCAATGAACCAATTTCCTGTTTTGGCTGAGACCATTTCTTCATCTTCAGCACTAAAGAGACAAATAGTTGCAGAACGACGAACACCGCCAGCAAGCACAGCGTCAGCAGCATGCATGGCAATATCATATACATCAATAGCTCGAAGACGATTGTGCCCATTTAATACTCTCGATTGAATAAGGTGTTCAATTTTGTCTAATGCCTTACGTAGCGGCTCTGGTCCTGGTGCTTTGAAGCCACCGTTAATCATTGCGCCTTTAGGACGAACATTATTTAGGTCAAAGTAAACTTTGCGGCCTGCCATCTCTGGGAACTGCTGATTGTCAGCGAAGTATGATGACATCAAAGCTCCTAGAGCATCAGCCCATCCTTCGACTGAGTCTTCTACAACCCAACCTTTAGCTTGCTTCTTACGTTCCATAATATCTGGTAGCTTGTCAACATGATGTTGCTGTACAGAGAAACCGGCTCCAGCACCGCATAGAAGCACGTAGAACAGCTCTGAGAAGAAGCGAGGGCGGTCAGCATATGTGGAGGTACAGTTGTACATTCTCATCTGGTGTTTACGTAGCTGTTCGCCGCCAAACTGTAGAGCACGCTGTGCACCTAGAGCATACTTTAGTTTGTATAAAGATTCAGCTTCATCAATCAATTGACTTAGCTCTGGTGTCATTTTGTTCTTATAATAGTCCCTGTGCATATCCATGACTCGAGCAACAGATTCTTCCCAAGTCTCATAGCGATTACGATCCTCATCCCATCTTGAATACCCTTCATAAAACTTTGTTTCAGACATCAGAGCACGCAGGTCTGTGTCCTTCCGATTCGGGACTAGTTTAAGCATTTAACACCTCTTTAGAATATATGTATTGGCATCTATGGCCCTATACCATAGATGTATTGTTTCTGACTTTTATTGGTAGCATTATATAGGATTTATTAAGACTCGTAAACGCGGAAAACACGCGGTTAAAAAAATATATTTTTTTTTTATTTATGATGCATTGATTGAACAGCAAATCTTCTATGAATTTCGCCTGGATGAGTGTAATCTTCACGGGGCCATTCATCTAATGTTTCGTGTAGCGTTTCTTCGACTTTTAACCTAGTATTGTTGGTTATGAAATTATACAACAACTCAGCTTGATATAGATGAGAAGCATCGTTAAAGTGAAAATTGTCAGGTCTATCAAATCCTTTCCAGCAAAGATGATTATACATTCCAAAAAGTTCTGAATTTTCAATTAAGTAATTGCTTCTGTCAATTTGGTTGAAAACGGGGTCAGTTATAACTTCTTCTTTTGTACCATAATAGTTATAATTAATTAATCTTATATTATGCAACTTACACATATTTTGAATACTCAATACATTAACTGCATGACGGAATTCGTTTAACCAAAAAGTTTCATCGCCAATTAAAAACCGCGCTTGCAGTTGCTCTTCCAATAGAGTATCCTGAACGATGTAAGATCCCAGCCCCGTATCTTTTTTAAATTTTTTAAACTGTTGATCTATACGATCACTGGATCGACTGTCTGGAGCATTTCTGGCTAAATCTATATAACTATTAACTCTATCCGATATTTTTTTCATCGTTGACCAAGAATATAATTTAATAAATCTTGGTCCGAAGTCATTACTAACTATGGATCTGAGATTGTTTGGTTTCCAAGAACCACTGAATCTCCAATCGGGAACATGATCTCTAAAATTATCACTATGTTGCCATATAATTATACGAGGTAATTCTTCATTTAAACTTAACTTATGAGAAATAAAAAATAGAATCTCAAACGCCATGTAAAAATTATTTTTACTTGGTTCAGATATATTAATTACTTCTTCATCTAGCATACCTTCAAGCAATTTTCCATAATTATTCGATTCAGGATCTGTACATGCAGTCCCATATGAAAAGGAACATCCGTTAAGAAGAATCATGTGTAAAAAACCTTTGTCTTTGTGTCTATTTCAAATTGGTAAGCATCATACCTATCATTACAGATAGGCTTACCTTTAACATTTAGTGAAGTATTAAGTAGCATAGGAACCTTCGTTTGATCATACCACTCTTCAAGAATTTGTCTAAGTATCGATCTACTATTCTTAGGTACTAACTGAACTCTTGATGTTCCATCAACATGAATAACTGATTTATAGTCATGCTTTGCCTTTGCTGTAAATTGCATATATTCGTTCATAGGACCTTCGAAATAATCATCCGCATATTCTTCAAGAATAGCGGGAGCAAACGGTCTGAACTTCTGCCTATTTTTAATTTTATTAACTGTATCTTTTATATCAAATCTAGGATCAGCAAGTAAACTTCTATTACCAAGAGCTCTAGGTCCAAACTCCGCTGGGCCATTTAAAACACCACACATTTTATATTTAAGTAAGTGATTAACTACATCCTTGGCGTTTACTTCTTCCCCAGCATTGAATCCAAGATATGCATCTTGCCAGTTTATTCTATCTTTACCTGTTGCATCACCATATGCTATAGCAGCCGCACCCAATGCAATTCCACCGTCAGTAGGATTGGAAGGTATCCAAACTTGATCAAACATTGAGTGTATTAATGTATTAGCTTTGATGTTTTGAGCAACACCTCCACTATAACAAAGTTTGCTACCATACTGTCTAGCAATTTTTGCTAGTTTTAATATTTCACGTTCGGCCCATGCTTGAATGGTCGCTGCAATATCTTCTGGGTTTGGATTAAAAGTGTCACACCATCTAGCTAATGCTCGGAGGAAAGCCTCCCTTTTATCATAAGCATCAGAAGCACGGCCTGCGGTAATGTTATATAACTGGTCTGAAGCATCCTGATCGAACACAACATCATCACTAAAATATAAATTGATAAGCCTATCAAATGTTTTTAGATAAGCTGGCTCACCAAAACTGGCCATACCCATAACAATATACTCTTCTTCAAGCGCTTTAAATCCTAATTGTTTAGTTATTAATGCATACATTGATCCAATAGATCTAGGATAAACAACTTCATGCAGAAGTTTGAATTTGTTATTGTATATTGTCACTGATTGGTATTCTCCATACCCATCAATATTCAACATTACAGTATCTTCAGATGATTCCCAAGGACGAGTAAAAAACGCTGATGCACCATGACTTTTATGATGATGGCCGAAACCTCTCAGTTCACAGTAGTCTTTGTAATCATTTATAACATCGTTACGATTATACTTTTCCAAAAACATAGCTTGTTTTCTAAGTTTAGGATCTTCGGGCCAGTATAACAAATCATCTTTTTGTATCATCCTCTTCAAATAGAGATGTAATCTAGGATCGTTTTTTACCTTCGTATAACGCTCGCTTTGACTAGCAAATTCTATAGTGCCTTGATCATCAACAAACACAATGCTAGCGTCGTGAAACCTTTCGTTTATACCCACATATCTCATTATTCAGTTACTTCTGGTTCCTTAGGCTCTTCAGGTGTTAGAGCTTCTTCATAGTAAGCAATAATCGCTTGCTGATCCTTGACATATCTACGAAGCTCTGCAATACCTAGTGCTAGATTCTCATACCCTTTTGGCGTAATAGCAAATACAACAACATTGCCGGTCTTTGAGTCAATCTCTGCAATCTTCTCTTCAAGATTCTCTTCAGTAATCACAAACCAATCAACAGGAGGAAACTGAACAGCTTTGGGCCGTTCTTGAATAGGAATATTCTGTTCTTGATATTGAGTGGTTACTACTACCTCAGCCTCCGGAGTTCTCCCCCCGCACGCTGTCAGTAGTATCGGGCTCATCAGAAGGAGGAGTAGTTTCACTTTCGATCCTTCCAATAAGTTTGTTAACGGCGTTGTTAACTCTGTCTTCCAGTCCTTGTGCATTTGTCAATGCCTCCATAGTCAAGTCAATTTTTGCAAACACACCTCTTAGTTTATCCAAGTGCTCTTGCGATTGTTGTAATCTCTTTGTGAGATCTTTATTTAGTTGTTCATTCTTCTTTGCATCTGCAGCCATCTTCTCAACTGTATTCTGAAGAGTCTCTGCAGCTGTCTTTAACTTTACATTATTCTCACGCAAAGTTCCAATTGTTTCTTGTGACCACATATAGTAACTATACCCAGCATACCCTACTCCTGAAAGTAAGGAAACAAGAAACAAAAATAAATATATCTTAGCCATCATAATACTTTCTGAACCTCTTTAGTAATCGAGGTTGCTTGTCTTTTCTACGGCGCCGATCAGTTACATTAATTGGTAGACCCATACGTCTACGGAAGATATGAGTTGGCAAACGAGAGGGGCCCATATTCTTTGTGTCCTGAGGAATACCTGCATCAGCAGCAGTCATAGCTTCTTCTTTCTGCATATTGATGAAAAAGTTTGCTTGCTTCTTATCCAATGTAGTAGCTCCTGGTCTGTTCTTCAATGCGCGTGCCTTTGCAATAGTCATCTTACCTTTGACCTTTGCTTTAAGAGTTCCTGGTGCACCTCTCTTAGAATGACTCTTCTTAATTAGTTCTGATGTCTTACTCATCTTGACAACTCACCAATTGTTACGTAAATGTTCTTGTTAGTTCTTACATGAGTCACTTCATATATGTTAATACCAAACATTTCACCTGCTGGATAACAATGCTCGTCAACACGTACCTTATCACGAGTATTGACCATTTCATCTAATGTATCATTTAGTACCTTATTATTTAGTACTTTATAGATGCCTGGCGACAATCTGTTATCTTCAAGAACAAACCACTCACTCTGCTCTGTCATGAAGTCTAATGGATCGATTCCAAGTGCTTCTAATGCCTCATTGATCTTCTTATCTGAGATACTAAACTTTTCTCTAAGAAGATACAAAGCAGTTGCATATGATGCTAGTCTACTACCACCACCAGGTGCCTTGGCCATAATCTTTTTAATATTGAAAACTAATCTGTGAAACGGTGTATAGTATTCTGCATACTTGTCACGGTTTGTACTTGTGTTGAGGGTAAACTCTTTATTACGTTTACCATCTTTATCAATGATACCTTGCTTGAATGCTTCTGTTTCTTCAAAGGGAGTTGTAAGAAGCCGCAGGAATCTAAACGTATAGACTAGGTCGCCAGCGCGTTTAATAATACCCATTATATTTTCCTTAACCTATCTATTACTTCCTTGTCCATACCAATGTAAGTATATTGATCATTGCGAATATGTTTTAAGTAAATCAAAAATGGCTTTAACACATGCCAGTACTTTTGATCAACCTGATACTCTAGCATCTTTAGTGCTGGTTTGATATCAAATACATTAAAGATTACAATTAAATGATTTAATATTAATCTTTCAGATAACTCACCAGACTTATCATAACGATTAAATAGACGCTTGAGATACATGAATCTCTTTAGATCATCATAAAACTCTTCAGCGTCTATTATATTTGGCTTATAGTAGCACCTAGCTGCATATAACAAAAAGTTCTTTTCGTCAAGTGTATCAAATATTTGCATTTGTCATCCATAGAGTGTTTAGTTCTATTTAGACAACAAATTCCTCATCTGTCCTACTAATGTTTTTCTTGTCTTTCTACGATCAAGCTCAACTCCATGTTCACGACCTAAAAGCTCTAATTCTTTTTTAGTCATAGATTCTAGTTCGTCAATTACACCGTCCTGGTTCAAATCTTCAGCTTGCCACTCATCTTCAACAACAGGCTCAGCAGCTGTTACTTCTTCATGAACAACTTGTACCTCTTCAATAGAAGGGATACCATAAAATTCATCAATCTGTGCTTGGGTGAATCTCGAAGATACGAGAACTTCACCTGAATTTGGATCTACCCAGCCTTTGTTTTTTTCTGGGACAGCTCCTGCACACCATGCTGGAGGTCTAATTGCCATATTACATTCCTTTCATTGGAGTTGCAGATGGAATAATTTTCTTATCACCTGCTGCATTGTCACCTTTACGAGCTGCTGCATTTGGAGCAGCATTCGCAGCTTTTGTCATTTGATCACCGGCTTCTGGATTATCAATAGTTGGACCTTTATGATCCTTTTTCATATCCATAGCGCCTTTGTTGTTCTTTTCTTTCTCATTCCAATCTTCTGAATCAGCAGCTTTTGCATAATGCTTCCCATCTTTATCAGCAGTGCCACGAGCTTCCATGATACGTGCATAGATTGGAGGTAGAGTACTCTCTTGTGCCATATTATCAGTCTCGGTAGACTTCTCTTTCTTCTCTTTTTTAGGATTCATTACAACTTCTTCATCGTCTTTAGAACCGTTGTATAGACCACGCTTCATTTTCTCCTTTGAAGACATTTCATTCTTTGATTTCTTCTTAGCGTGGCCATGAGACATTTCTGCAAGAATTGTTAAATCTTCTACAGCAACATCTTTTTCAATACCATGCTCAAACATTACATCATAATGGGTTACATAACCTTCGCCAGGCGCTGTTTCCACAATTGTGTGCATCTCTGAGATAGGCTTACCTTTGCCCCACTTTGCATGCTCAACATGAGTTGCACAATCATGTTTAATAGCTGCATCAGCGTTTGCTTTGTTAAGATCAGCTGCTTCATTCGTTGAAGAATTGACAGCTTGTGCAGTATCCTTCTTCATCGTCACTGGATGCTTTTTGCCTCCAGGCATAGTAAAGTGTGTCTTACCAGCCTTGTGCGCTGCTGCTGCTTTTGCCATGAACATATCACGTTCATCTACAGGTACATCTTCTGGAATCTCAAAAGGTGCCTTTGGAAGCGTTACCGCTGCCTTACCCTTTTCAGAACTTGCGGAAGCTTTGGCAAGTTTCTTTGCCAATGCTGCTTTTTGACTTTCGTTGACTTCAGAATATTTCTCAGCCAACCTTCTGATCCATTCGCTCATTGTTTTCTCCTTACATCCAAAGTTGAGCTGCGATTGATCCTGAAATAGCAACAATTGCTACCCAGAATAATTTATTTATAATTTGAACCGTTCTGGCATTATCATCAACTTTACGTTCTATCTCATCAAGTTTAGAAGATAGACGGTTCATTCTTTCATATGCTCGATCATGATCTTGTTTAAGACCAGCTAGCTTCTCTTCAGCACGGGCCATAGCAACCATTGCTTCAGCCAGCTGATCCAGCTTAGATTCAATTCGATCAAGACGTGCGCTGTTTGTCTCTGCCATTAACAGTTCCACCTTCTACGAGCTGCTTTGCCTCTTTCGCCAGTCCAACTTCTTGAACGAGAGCAGAAGGCCTTTCTTCTTTTAGCCGCCTTACTACCAGGCTTCAAGGTACTGGGCTTGGCGGTTACAGCTGTTTGTAATTTACTTCCAGGGTTACGTCTACGATAAGCTGCAACCCCTTTCTTTGTCATGCCAGCACCTTTGTCTACAGGACGTTTGTGTCCTGAGCTTACTGACATGCCCGACATGTCTTCTTGGATAAATGTCTTGAAAGAAATCATTTCTTCTTAACCATTTTTTTTAGTCTGTCTAACTTAGTGGTGACGTTGATAGCACCCTTCAGTCTATTGTTAGCTTTTCTTGAACCACTAAACGCATCATCACCTTTGGTTTTGTCCCAATATGATTGCATTGTGTCTTTGGAAAGCTCATTAACTGATTCAATATTCATACGCTTTGCTTTAGTACCCTTATTTCTTGCTTCTTGAGACATATTGTTAGCATGCATAGTTAGATGGTATGCCATATGCATATCCTTTGCTTTTTTTTGAATAGAACCATCTTTATCTGCACCTGAACTAGAATGAGAAGCATTAAAGTGTGCTTCTGCTGCCTTCTTATGATGGACTGAGGCTTGGTGATGCAATCTTTGTAAAGTTGGACTAGAAGATTTTTCACCTGCCTTTGTATGAGCATCCGCAACCTCAATGTGATGTGCAGCAGTTTTATCATGAGCATCTGCTTGACTACTCGTTACAGTATGACTCTTATTACCGCCACCTCCGATGCTATTTGTGTCACGAGAATCTTTCCCAGAATACTTTTTAGTATGACTCGGTGGCTTTACTGTCTGGTGTGTAAGATCTTCATCAAGCTCATTAACTGATTCAATATTCATAGCTTTAGATTTTTTAGTTACCATGCCACCCTCTCGGGCAAGACGTTTAAATGTTCTAGCTTGTCCACGTGATGCACCGTGTCTAGCTTCGTGCTTGTGGCGGTCTGCGAAAACAGAATGTTCGTATCCTTGGTCACCGTGAGCTTCAGCAGCTTCATGATCGCCGTTTTCCTTAGCTGCATCCATTGCTTTCCAATGTTTATGGGCCATACTCCTATGATGTTTTTCAGCCTTACCGTGAGCATCTTTATAATTATCAGTTAGAGCTTCTTCAAGCTCTACTTCTTCACGGATTTTAACTTTAAACATTTTTTCAACAGTTTGTTTGCCCATGTGCTTTGCCATGACTCTAATGATCTTTTCATAAACTTCCGTATCTTGACCATCAACAAACTTGATAAGAGCCATCCCTGCTTTGCCAGATGATAACATCTTGGCTGCTTTCATAAAGTCAGCTTTATCTATGCCACCACTTTTCTTTGCATATGAATTAAGTTCATCCGCAGCTTTTTTCATAGCAGGTGTTGCAGCTTCGTTCACGTCTTCTGTAGCAGCTACTTTAGCAGCAGATCCTTTGCCTTGCATTTTACGCAACTTATCATCAGCCATCTTCTGACCGCCAATACGCTTGTCCTGTGTACGAGCTGATTGACGAGGCTTACCAGCATCTGCAGCAGATTTTCTCATATAGTTGCTGAGTGTTTTGGATGATACTTCTGCAACTCTTTTAGCTGTGGCTGTTGCAATAGCCATCTTTTTGTCCATTGGCATGTCTGGGTCGTCCCTCTTGATGGCTTTTGCTATTTTATCTCTTTTACGAATCTCAGCAGGAGTAAGAGTCTTCTCTTTTTTCATAGCAGGTGTTGCAGCTTCGTTAACTTTCTTTTTAAATGTTTCCAAACCCTTTTTACCTCCTGATGCCATGCGGTCTGCTTTATTAGACTGAGTAGTAGCAATACGCTTCATACCACCTTCATCCATCTCCGCTTTCTTAACTTTACGACGAGCCAATTCAGCTTTAGCGTGAGTAGCCTGAGGATGATTTGGATTACGAGCAATAGCACTTAATCGTCTGTTATCCATTGACTGTGGATCTGCGTCTAAACTTTCTTTTATCTTCTCAAGGTGATCTCCATACCTATGTGGAAGATCTTCAACTTTGTATTTTTGACCTTTATGAAATTCGTGATTTGGATCTTTTGCAGCTTTTCTCACTTCATGAAAATTTGCCATGTGTTTTTTCCTTGTTCGTGATCTGGGTGTTTTGGATCAGCAGCAGCTCTTCTCTTAATTGAAAAAATGTTTTCATTGTTTGTAGCCTCCTAAGCTAAATCCTTATCGTGGTTGAGACCACCAGTTTTCTTCTTTCTAATAAACGCGTTAACACGCGCGTGGCCCCATTGTGACGGGGTTGTACCAGGTCTATGACCTGTCTTCCATGCGGCAACCCCTCTTTGATAAACTTTCTTTAGAGTGCCTACTGAAATTCCTGATGCTTTTGACTTATCAGCAAATGATGCTTCTTGCATTGGCTTTTGTTTTAAATAATCCTTACGAGAGATCTTTGGACCACCATATTCATTCATGTTGGCTACTTTTGTATCTCTCATACGAGCTTTATCCATCATACGATCGTGTTTCTTTTTATCCATCTCTTTCTCACGATCAATCTTTGCTTTAGCTTGATCGGTATGAGAATTCTGTTCACCCATCATCTTACGGACAAATGTTGTATGCTTGGATGGTTTAGTCTTGGCTGTCTTATCGCCTGGTGCTGGCTTATATGCTGCAGGATCGTTATCAGCCATTTTAGTTTGTTTCTTAAACTGACGGTCGCGAGCGATCTTTGTTGCCTTTGATAGACCTTTGTGGTAACGAGCAGGTTGAGTACCTTTACGATCAGCAATATCTTTATCTTGTGGAGTTGTTGCCTCACCTGGAGTCATATCTTTTGCTTTTTTAGTTGACTCTGGTGTTCCCCACTCAGGTTTAGTACCCATAGTACCTTCAGGTAAACGAGACTTAGCATGTTCTTTACCATGAACTGTATCATGCCATTCCCAATCATGACCACCGTATGGATTCTTCTTTTTGACCTCGATACGATACTCACCTGTGTGACGATCATTATGATCATAATTCTTACGAACTCTCCAAGTCTGACCTTTGTGCTGAGTATGAATTTCTCCATCAGAGCCACCACGCTTCCACTTTTGAGCTTCGTTTAGTGATTCTCTAACTACACCATCAACATCGTCTGTCTTAATACCAGCATCATCCCACTTTGGTTGTGTGTTAGGATCTGTCTTTTCAATGTCATTTAGCCAAACTCTCCAAGTCTCACCTTTGGATTCAACAATAACATAGTTTGCCCCAAGATGTTGGATATTACCAACAATATCGTGCTTGAGCATTACTACTTCATCACCGACCTTGTAGATACCATCCTTGATGTATGCTTCACGCAAATCTGATACAGGCTCTAGCTGAACATGATTCTTAAACTCTGTAGCCTCTTTAAGACCCATTCCCTTACGTACAGCATTGAATAAACGCTTAGCATCAGGGTTAGACATTGCTTTTGGAAGACCTTGAGCAAATGATGTAAAGTCATTCTGCTTAGCATTATCTCTTTGCTTGGATGCTGACATACCTTCAACACCTTCAGCGTCTGGGTCTCTTTCACCAGCAGAAATTATATTGATCTTATTGAAGTTATAGAAACCATGACGTGCTTGCTTGCCATTGTATTTGTTTAGAAGTACGTCGAATTCTCTGATGCGATCAGATCCAACAACCATTACTAGGTTTCTGAATCCTTCATCATATAGAGCTACAGCAACATCAATTGCTGTCTTTACTTTGTTGTTAATCATTACAGAACGAGCATGTTTAGGGAACATCTTCCTAACATGTTTCACTTTGTCTTTATACTGTAGTGGATTTTTATTCTTATCTTGTGACTGAGATACGTAAACACGATAAGGATTCTTACCAGCTTTTTGAGCTAGTTTATCAAATAACTTACCATGACCAATAGTAGGAGGGTTCATTCTACCAAAGGTAAAATAAACTGTCTTTTCCTCTTCAACAAGAAACTGACTGAATCTGTTAATCATTTTTACCCGCGTTTTTTACCTAGTTCTGCCTGTCTTAATTTTGGTAACATCTTCTTAGCAAGTCGAGTTACTCTAGGCGCCATCTTATCTAGGCGCTTTTCAATCTCTTGCTTTCTTGCGGGAGTGAGATCTGCTTTTGCTATACCCTTTGTGAGTTTCTTAGCAATAGCATTACGTGCAGCTTTACGAGCACGTTTTGCGAGACGCTTTGCGTCTGCAACTTTCATTGAGGCTTTCTTACGACCAACTTTAAGACGAGCCTGATACTTTTTCATCTGACGAGCCTTAGCACGTCTTTGAGTCATTGTCAACGCTTCAGTAGTATGTTCATGATCGCAATCACAGTTTGGATCTGGATTGTCAATATCACATCCACACATCTCGCATTTAGTAGCTTCGTCAGTCGGTTCCACAGCTTCTCCTGTGTTACCAGTTGGAATATGTTTCTTGCGTTTGACTGCTTGACGTTTGATTAAATCATCTTCGCCAGGCATATAGTCTACAGGTGTAAAGTCTTTAAATTTAATTGCCATTTAAGTCCTCGTTGGCTTGTCCCATCCCTTTAATATATCTGGTGAAAAGTTGTTGTATGAGAACTCCATACGATCAACAATTTTCACCGCGTCACCACCAATTTTATCAATTGCTACATAACCTTCTTCGCCAGTTACTTTGTAACCATTGCGTGTCTTAACAAAAGTACTAACATTACTTAGTTTATTGAGAGTATTTATAAGTTTTAATTTTGCCAAAACAATCACTTTTTGTAGATCAAACATGTATTTCAGAGAAGTTTTATTCTCCTCTGAGAAGAAAGAGAGTATCTTATCTAGCTTCTGCTGCTGAGATGCCTTCCCTCTCTCACTCTTACGCTTTGCGATCTCTTTTGCATATTTAAGTCTGATCCACCTAATGAGCATTGATACATGTCGTCCTGAATCTCCAATGACTTCGCCTTTTCTAACATACTTGTTGTTGAATTGCTCAATGAGGCGCGGTAGCTCATCATTCGTTTCAAGCTGTCTGAGTGTTGACCCAGCAATTTTGTTGAAGAGGAAGCCAGCTTTCGATAGATATTCATTAACAATTTCTGTATCCTTTTTACTCATAGTGACTCTTGTAAGGTCTCTCAACATAGCATCCTGAGACCAGACGTTTTTAGATTTCTTGAATTTACTTACATCGACTCCATACGAAGCTCGCATAGACTCGAATGTGTTACCTTTATAGGTTGTATGCCAGACAATTCCAATTTTTGCTGACTTAATTGCCTTAGCTGCATCCGACTTTGTTGGCACAGCATAAACGATAGTATTTGGGTGAAAAGTAAGATAGGACTCTCCTTTGATCTTCTGTGTCTTTAAATCACCAGGACCGTATAGAAAGTCTCCTTGCACTACTCCAGTAATCCCAAGCTCGGGAAGATACTTGAGAGCAAGTTTAAGTTTAGCAGCAAGATCACCAGAAGTGTCAGTGTCCACGTCTGCAGCAGACTTATAAACTTTAGGATTCTTGTTGAAGATTCCTTTCTTAGCAACAAAGAAATTGCCATCGCTGGGATCAATGCCAGCAAAGATGGCAGGTGCTCCGTCCCACTTAACGCTGACAGATCCATCGTGAACTCCTTTCAACATATCACGCAGTTCACGCAGAGCAAGAATTGCTTGACGTGTACCAGTAACACCACCGTAGATTACCTTGTCTTCGATGTGTGTCATGTGAGTGTTTTTTTGTTCGGTTATAAATTCTGCGAAGCTCATTTACTTCTCCACTAGTACAAGATCAAAAGATGCGCTAACTGTAGTACCAGTGGAAGCAATAGCTCTTATTTCAATATCAGTTCTTGCTGGTATTCTAAGTGGTATATCATAATTTCTTGTGTGATAACCTCCTGGAACATCCATAATATCTCTTGTTCTAAAACTCAGATATCCAGTATCAAATAAACGAGTATATAACGAAACCGTAGCGCTACTGTTATAGCCTCCTATACCAACATTCCAAGTTGTTAAGTATCCAGTACAATGTGCTGGAATTGTATATAAAGCAAGTTGTGTTTGGCCCAATCCAAAAGTTGTTCCAACTCCTATGGTACCAATATCTGCTAATACTGTTCCGCTTCCACCAGCTCCAGTTGTAACTCTCACATCACCAACATTTGTTCCAACAGATCCTGACTCGACAACAAAAGCTCGGAACACTCTTAAAAATTCTACTGTTCCAACAGATCCGCCTACTGTTAATGTTTCTTGTACATTGTTATAGTCTCCATCCAATCCTTGGACTGTAACGGTTCTTGCTCCAGTTCCAGCAGCAGCATCAGCAGCATCATCACTTGTAACATAAACAGTAGAAGGAGAAGTCAAATATGAATAAACTCCACCTTGCATCCAAATGGTTTCAGGTGCACCACCCACATTTGGATTTCTACCAAACTTGTGTATGTAATCTACATTAACAACTCTTTTTTCAGAAATATCTACTTTTTCTGCTAAATGAGTGTTTGCTAGATATCTA